CAGTATTTAAACAAGGCTTCCAACATTGTGCAGTTTTTGCAAAGGCACAAAGCGTTCTTTTTGTTGGTCTCTCCATCAATACATCGGCTTTATCGTGGGGTAGCAAATGCATTAGCTTAACATCAAGATGTTCAGTAATACCTTTTACAAGCTTGGCATTACTTTCACCATCGGTTAGTAATGTGATTGGCTTACCCTTGTAAAGCTTGTCAAGTAAATCCGGATATGACTTGTATGTCTTATCTTTATATTCTACTTTCATAATTTATATCCCATAGTTTACCACCCCATATTTAAATTAGTGCCTTCAATCCTAAAGAATCCCAATAGAATCGACCAACACTCACCCTTATTTCTAAAGATACCTATTTTGAATATTGCAAAACAAAAATAGATATCAATAGCATAATTTTCTAATACAAATTGAACCCCAAAGATTTTCTCTTCTGGGTCAACTTCTGGTATAAATCTTATTTTCATAACTCCCTCGCTAAGTTAACAATGATATACCCAATCATTATGACTAGGTATATCTCTATTGCTAGATTGATAATCATTTAGAATCTTTGAAATTCGCAAAGCTCATTGTCATAATCTTCTGCGATTTTGCTTATTCCTAAATCTTCCCATAGATAATTTGAACCATCATTTAGACAATCTGTCCCAATATTACCCCCATAATTTATCCATCTTATGGCATAATCTCCAGATAGAATATCATAGGCTATCTCATCATCTTCTGGTAAAAGCTCTTCAATAGATTCAAAACCTTTATCAGCTAATTGCTTTTCTAAAGGTTCCCTATCTTTTAATTTTGCAAAGTGAATTGTCTCACTTTCAAAACTCTGAAGAGTCTGTTTCAATTTTTCAAAGTCAGTATGATAATCGGTAATATAGTCATTACAACCATAATTCCACATATCATATGCATCAACTCTGAACCCATAACCTTTTGCTTTTGCTTTATCGGTTATTCTTTTTAATAGTGATTGCATAGCATCCCTCTTAAATGGCAACCTTTTCAAATCGTGGCGTTGCTCTTTATCCTTTTAAAAACTGGGCTAGTTATTTGTACCCATCAACTAGCAACTGGGAATTTACTGCATCGTTGCAGTTCGGGTGAGTTTCATGCAGGTTATTTTAAATTTTCTATACGCTGGTGTTTCTCATTATCCCTTATTGTGCAAGTCATTAATATTTTGTATAGGCGTTAATAGTCCTATCTCTTTCAATGCACAATCAAAAATCTATTATTGCCTTTCACTTTTAGCTATTCGGCTATAACTATCATTATCTACATTTTTACAGTAATGTAAATAACTAAAACAAAAAAAAGGCTACTTTTTATTAGTAGCCCATTCTTATTAGTTGAGTCCTAGGATTCATGCAATCATTATGAGAATCAAAAAAATTATAATACTCATTTAAAATGCCCTTTCCCTTTGCGATAGCATCAAGTTTTTTAGGCTCTTTATAGCTATCAACATAAGTGATAGGAACACCATATCTAGCATGTTTCCTAAGAGCATTTTTTGATGGTTTCGCTGTTTTCCTAGCTGTTGCCTTAGTAGACCCATCGTCTACATAAGCATTAATAGGCTCACCGAAACTATCAAGCATTAACTTCATGCCCATAGTATCACCTTAATGGTTATCTATTCAGCTTCATTGCCTTTCGATATAAGAGTATTTAATCAGTTCTAAAAAAAAATATCTACATTTTTAAAAATAAAAACAGCCTTTAATTTCAGCAAATCTATTGACGGATTAATAAAAAAGTAGTAATGAATTTGAAAAATAATGCTTGACTTGGGGTTTAACTTATGCACCCTGTATAAATATACAGTACTTTTAAAGGCTTCTCACAATGCCCTGTATGAAGTTTATTTGATTTTTTAATGCTGTAGCATTGGTGAAGTATTGGAAAGCTTAGAATGGAGGAGGTGAAGCTTTTATAAAGTTTATGAATAATATATTATAATTTATAAAGGGATATGTAAATTTTTAAAGGCGATAACCAGATTCTAAAATTTCAAAAGGCTTTAAAAACTTGTAAAATTTGGTTCAGAGATTTTGAAATTTGTCAAGCTTTTCAAATAAAATAAATAAAATAAAAAGCTTGTAAAACTTTTAAAATTGTGCTAGTTTTTTTGCCACCCTTTACAAGCTTTTGAAATTGCGTCATTTTTTTTTGCAAGTAAAGAGCTGAACGAAGTGAAGGCAATAGCAAAAGGGGGTAGGCAGGAGGTACGGGGGTAGGGGGGTAGTAGGGATATAAAACATATACATTTCTAGCTAGTTTAGATATTAACCAGCCCCCTAACTTTACAAAGGTTTCGCCATGTTTGTTATATTATTTGGAATAAGTCTTGGAACGACTATAGAAGATGAGGTTGGGTAGTCTAAAAAGACTAGGTTATGTTATATATATAACCGGGGAGAACCTTACAATTCTATTGTACACATTTTTTACGAGTTTGTCAAGTCATTTGCAAAATAAAGTAAAAAACTTTACATTTTGTTAAAAATAACAACAAAGACTTGACAAACTTTACAAATGATACTATAATAAAGACATGAGCAATAACTATCTGCCTGAAACAAAGGACAGAAAACTCACAGAAAAACAAGAAGCATTCTTAGGTCACCTCGTGGACACAGGAGGTAACTTTAAAAAGTCAGCCGAACTTGCAGGTTACTCAGGCAATCACTATCAAGTATTACAATCATTAAAAGAAGAAGTAGTAGATTTAGCACAGAACGTACTTGCAAGGGAAGCCCCTACAGCAGCATTCAAGATTATAGAGGTTTTGAAGTCAGATAAGCCTGTACCTCAAGCTAACTATAAGTTACAAGCTGCACAGACCATATTAGATCGTGTAGGAGTTTCAAAGACAGATAGAATAGATGTTAATCATAATACCGGTGGTGGTATATTTATTCTCCCAGAGAAAAAAGCGATTAACATTATGGACGGAGACTATGAAGATATTTCTGACTGAGATCGAAGCATATGGTACAACTTTTGCAGGTCCTAACATTATCGCTTCAACGTTTGAAAAAGCAGAACTTGCTGCAGCTCAGAATCACTTGGTTGTTGTGGGGGAGCTCGATAGTATTTACATTGATGATGAATTAGAACAAGAACACTTAAACACAATACCCAAAGAAGACGATAGGATAGTACACTGATGTTATTAAAAAGATTACAACTTAGAAAAGGTGGTAAAGCTAAGTCCACTGTCAACAAAGCCGGTAACTATACCAAGCCCGGACTACGTAAAAGAATATTCCAAAGAATAAAGTCACAAGCTTCACACGGTACTGCAGCCGGTAAATGGTCTGCACGTAAAGCACAGGCACTAGCCAAAGCTTACAAGAAAGCTGGTGGAGGATACAAGTAATGTTAAAGAAATCACAACAATCTTTAAAAGACTGGAGCAAACAAGACTGGGGAACTAAGTCTGGTAAGAAGTCCAGTGATACAGGTGAAAGATATTTACCTAAGAAAGCTAGAGAAGCTTTAAGCGATTCAGAATACGCAGCTACCACAGCAGCTAAACGTAAAGACAAAGCTGCCGGTAAGCAACACTCTAAACAACCTAAGAAGATTGCAGAAAAGACAGCTAAGTTTAGAATGGCTAAAGGTGGTAAAGCTGATGGTAGATTAAAACGAGCAGGAGTAAGTGGTTACAACAAACCCAAACGTACTCCCAATCATCCTACTAAATCTCACATAGTGGTAGCTAAATCCGGTAGTACAATTAAGACTATTAGATTTGGACAACAAGGTGTGAGTGGTGCTGGTAAAAGTCCTAAGTCAAAAAGTGAAAAGGCTAGACGTAAATCATTCAAAGCTCGTCACGCTAAGAACATTGCCAAAGGTGTGTTGTCTGCAGCATACTGGGCTAACAAGGTTAAGTGGTAAGGTATGGGTAAACAAATAGGCAGTGACGAAAAGCCAGTTACATTTACGTCTCCAATCTACAAGAACTCACATGGAAGCAAGGGTGCTAATCCTAGACCCGGCTTTTATACACAAGACTATAGAGATAACTGGGATAAAATATTCGGTAAGAAGAAGAAAGCCGAGGAGAACAAAGACCATGAATATGATTCAAACATGGATGAACAAAGTCCGTAAAGCATACAGTAAGCTTTTTAAGAAAGCTCTAGCCCCTAAGAAACCAATCAAGAGGAAAACAAATGTTAAAAGAGCAATTAGAAAAAAGAATAAATAGTATCATAGAAACAAACGACCTTACAGACTTACAAGTTTGGGGTGTTATATGTGGTATAGGATTTATATCATCTTTTATTATTATGTGGATTATCTAAATGTTATTACCTGACGGATACATGAAAAGAAAAACATCGACCATTCCGTTTGGGTATGAGTTAGACAATCTAACAGGATATTTAAAACCAATTGAAGAAGAGCTAGATGCTTTACAGGTTGCAGAAAACATGGTAGTCAATGAAGAGATATCATTACAAGCTGCAGTAGATTGGTTAGAGTATAAAACTGAACGAAAGATTTCTACTCCCGGTTTGAAAAAACACATTGACAAAAAATATGGTACAAGAAACGAAAGACTGGGAGCTGAATCCTCATCTCTACTTACAGACTGAGGAAGGTAACTTCGTCTTAAAGAAAGATGGAACCCCAAAGAAGAAAGCCGGTAGACCTAAGACCTCAACAGAAAAAGCTATCAAAGCTGCGAGAGCAACTGTGGGTCGTAAGAAGCGTAACATTGAAAAGCTTGAAGCAAAGCTTAACAACGCTAGACAATCTTTTAAAAAACAAAAAGAAACAATTCAAAAACTTGACAAGACTGTAGAAGGTCCTGTCACAACAGACGAACTTGATACGCTTCCTAAAGCTGTACAAGAAAACCTAGACAACCACAAAGTTTTATTTCACGCTAACGAAGGTCCACAGACAGACTTCCTTG